CGCAACCAGAAAGTCTATAATCTGCCCAAAGTACGCTATGTAACTGCTCTTACTTAGACGATACGAGTAAGATTCCTCGGTCTCATTGGGTCCTTTGCTGACAAATTCCGAGACCTGCTCTTTGAGCTCGTACCCTCCCTTGTAGAGCAGCCGAATCTTTGCCCACAGTTCTGGTTCGCACTGTGGGTGTCGAATCGCTAGGGTCTTGTACGGCAGAAGCGCAATACGGCCAAATGCGTCGTCCTGCTCAATGAGTGTCTCCTCCGGCATGTACTCACACCCATTGCGCGCCAACGCCGGCGGCAGTGCTGGTATTCGTGCCGTCCGTTGTTGCTACCGACAGACCCAACGTCGTTCCAACCCCAGCCGAGCTGAATCCCACAACCTCGACATGCGAGGTCAACCCGTGCGCCCGCGCCGTGAGGACATATTCATCGGTGTCCACCACCACGAACGTGTGACCCAGCAGGTCCACGGCCTCCGCCATGGCGGCGTTGATGCGCGCCGCTACCAGAGCTTGCGTGGTGTCCGTCACTTCAAACTCTACCACCACTTCGCCGGTGTCGAAGACGGACCCCTCATCGAATCTCAGTGTCACTGAATCACCCGCCGTGAAGGCTGGAGTCGTATCAGCGCTTGAGCTCGATACCGTTGCAGTCGTCCCGATCCCCACATAGCGCCAACTTCCGAAAATGCCCCCGCCGTAGCCGGAGGCCATCGGAATCTGCTGCCACGCTACATCGAACAGAGCGACCGTGCCGGCTGTGTTAACCCACACGAATTCGGCGTGACGATTCGTTCCCCCAATTGACACCAAATCTAGATCGGTAGTCACCGATGCGGTGTAGATGGTTCTGCTTGGAGATTTGTTCTGAACGAACATTGTGTTGCTCCCTATCAGCGTTGTGGGAGGTACTTTGACAGCTGCTTCATACGGTCGAACCGTGTCGTTCCAGAGAAGATGCTGACAAGCGCAGCAAGCGCGTCCACGATATCGTCGTGGTCGTCTTTCTTGGGGTCCCCGGTGAACGACAGAACCTCGGATAGCAGATCATCGACCCATGGCCCGTGATACTTCGAGCCTTCGAATGGCACCAGGATGTGCCCGACGCCACCAGCTATCGGGATTCCGGCTTCGTCGTTTGGTGGGTTCCAGATGAGAGAGGCGGGCTGCGCCCGAATCAGCTTGTCGGCACTCGCCGGTATGGCCTCGATTGGCGGTAGTTGTTTGAGGTAGTTGGCATTAATGAGGTCCGCTACGCCTTTTTCTCCACCACCTCCCGTGAACCATCGCATGGGACCGGGCCAGAGCCGTCCGTGCTTGTCTGCCGTAAGCTGCAAAGAGCGCAGCACCAGAGCAAATGACGACGCCGGGACCTGTGTCCGCACCATGTGCAGCAAGTAAATGTCCTTGCCGGTGCAGATCCCACGAATGATTACCGACCAGTCAACACCTTGCTTCTTTTCGCTATACGCCAGGTCCAGTCCGTAGCCGACACGGAATCCGAGTCCATGTGGCAGGTCTACAAAGTGGCTAACTCCCTTGAAGAGCGCGCCCTCGACGGTCTTGACAAGCCAGTTGCCGTCGCGGAGCTGCAGGCGCCTGACGCGGTCTGGAATGGATGCGACGCGTGCCCCGTACTTAGGGTCTGCGTGCTGGTTGTCCGCCAGCATCGCCGGAATGAAGGTCCGGGAGAGCGTCTTCGGCGTCCCGTCGGGATTGAAGACCGGCTCTCGCTCGTAGACCTCCTGCCCGTTGTCGTCGAGGTAGACGTGCCAGATCTCTCCGGGCTTTGCCGGCGGGAGCCTACCGCCTTCATCGCTCCGATCTGGCAGACCTTGCGCTTTGAAGTTCGGGTTGAGCCACGCTCCCCAGCGCCGAAATACCCATTCGTGTCCCGTCCCTCCGGGGTTGGTTGTCGCCCGCACGTAGACCGGGAGCCCCGGGCGGCTCGAGCGGTTACGCCCAATCAGGAACGTGTACTGCTGCTCGGTGAAGTGGGTGAGCTCATCGAAGATGAGTAGGTTGATTTCCCACCCATCGTAGGACTTCCAGTCGTCGTCGTTGTTGCAATGGCTGAGCGTGACCTCGGCGCCGCACGGGAACGTCCATCGGTAGTGCGGACTCTGAACCTTTTTCACCCCGGGACATACCGTCGGGTAAAGCTCCCAGCTCTTGTGGATGATGTCGTCGAGGTCTTTGCTCTGCCGGCGCAGAATGAGCGATCGCATCCCGTGCAGGTGTGCCCACTTGAGCGGGAAGGCGACGGCGCTCGAGCTCTTCCCACCCCCAGCTGCCCCACCATACAGTACCTCGTCGCACTCGATGTCCCAGAAGAGCTCCTGAGGGCTTTTACCGTCGTACGTCGGTCGACCTGCGACGGGCGGATTCGGCTGCCAGACTGCGGCGACGTTGAGCGGTTGCGGGCCAACCGATTGCTGAAGACTAAGTCTCCGTTCCGCCAGACGCTTCGCCGCTATCTGAGCTAACGAGTGCTGCAAGGATCTTCTCCGCTACATCACTGGGGGCGACTTCCTCGACAATTCGGATCAGCTTGGTGAGTTCGCCTTCCAGAAATTCGTGCTGAACCCGCTCACCCCAATGCTCGGGGTCCATACAGCGGAGCATTTCCCGGTACGAACGCCAGTCGCCTTCTGCGCCCCCCGGGGTTCCTTTTTCAATGGTGCGCTGCTTACCCTTTTCATCCACCTGGATGACGGTCGGGCTTCCTTCTCGGAACTCTGAGCATCGTTTCCACCTGGCGAACACCGTCGCTCTCGCGCTGCATTCTGCCTTGTATAGATCATCGGCAAACGCGCTGTAGCGCGACACTATTCCGGCCTGGCGGTCGTCGTTCCCCTTTTTGCGCCAATGGAACAGCGTTACGCGGTGAACGCCTACCGTGCCGGCCGCCGTCTCCTTGGGTAATCCGTTCGCGACTAACGCACAGATGCGAGTCGTCACCTCTTTAGTGAGCTTCGGTTTGCGCCCCGAACGAGGCTTCGGATCCATGTCACTCGGCGGCATCTTTGGAGTTCTCGGGGATGCGCATTAGGTCACGCATCTGTCGACCGGATACGTACAGTCTGCCCTCTTCCAAACCCAAACGTTCGGCGAAGTCTACCCGGTCCGTTTGGTTTCGGAAGACCACTACCAGATAGTACAGGTCGTCGTTTTTCTCGCGCTTGCCTTCGCTCTTCTGGATGATCTTGTCGTAGGCCTCTCGCGTGTCTCGAAGCCGCTCGGCAAGTTTCTCCAGTTGCTCCCCTGCCTTGTCCGATGCGAACACCGAACCACCAAACAGGGTAAAGACATCGGCCGTGTCGTATCCCATAGCTTCATGGTCTACGTCCTTGCGCTTCAGCAGCTCTCTAAGTGGATCCGCTACGAACTCGCCTTGAGCTGCCTCGTTGTTGAGCGCTACGTTCAAATTGATTTCCTGCGCATCATCAACATCGTTTTTGCAGACCGTCAGCAGGTAGTTGTCCGACCCAAAGTATGCGTCCAGTTGCCCTAAACGCTGGTGCCCTCCCACCAGCCTTCCGGTGCGGGCATTCCAAACCAGCCCTTCCACCAACCCGTTCTTCTCGAGACTGACGCGCAACTGGCGCCGCGCCTTGTCGGTGATGCGTCGTGGGTTGTACGGTGCTTCCTTGATCTCCCGGCGATGGATGGTGACCGGCTCAAAGCGTTGCAACGGATGCAGCTGCGCCGTCCCCGCTGCGCTGCTCTCCGAGTTCTCACGCTTCGTCGCCATAGAATTTTCGCTGCCACACAATGGCTTCGGCTAAAGGGAATATCTCGCACACCCGCGCGAAGTCCCTCGGGTGCTCATCGTGTAACCAGAGCAGTGCCGGAGGACTCAGGTCGACTCCAGTGGCGTTCTTGCCGGAGCTGTCCGGAATCGGCAAATCGTTGGCCTTCATGAAGGCCAGGACGTCTACCTTGTTCCACTCGATCAGTGGGTACAGGATGTCTTCCTGCGTCCCCCAGTTGCCCAGCATCTTCCGACGCCACAACGAATCCGCCTTTTTGGCGCCGGTCATCA